AATCTTTACCGTCAAGATATGACGTGTCAGGTGTTGAAGCAGTAACCGTCTTTTCGATTTGTAAAGCGGACTGAACTTTTTCTGTCAAATTTGACGAAGAATCCGTCGCTGGACTTTCAACCGTTTCAGTTGATTGTGCCAGCGTAATGTAATCCGCTTTGACTTTCGCTTTGCTGTAATCTACGTTATGCTCGTCAAGATAAGCTTTAAGCTGATTGACGGTCATTGTTGTAAAGTCCATAGCTTATCCCTCCGCATCAGAACCGCTGTTAGAATTTGACTCTGAAACGCTTGAACTGTCAGATGGACAATCATCAATATTGTTACAATTTGGTTTGTCCGCAAGCGGTGTCGCTGTTTGGTCAATCGTGAACACGGCAAATTCGCTGGCTTGATTGTTGACCAGATATTCTTTTGAATGGTCAGCAAGCACAACTGAATTACCACGAAATGCTTTGTACAAGCTCATCGCATCTTTGGCGGTGTCAAAACTTACCGTTTCTCCGTTTGCGTGAAGCTCTGCGCTTAAATAGTTATTAGCCAAAATAATTGACTCCTTTCTTAATAGTTGCATTCAAGATATGTTCAACCTCAGAAATCGGAAATTCGTCAACAAATTCATTGACAATCTCTTTTTCCGTCGCTTGAAATTTATCGACAAAGCTCCAACTTTCAGAGCCGAGAATACCTTTTGTTTTTTTCATTTTCAACGCTTGATAAAAGCGTTTTGACAAGAATCCAGTGTTGATTTCTCGTGCAACGCTTGAGTTGATAATGATGTCAAATGTATCATCGTCATTCTTGCGAACAACATTTTTGAAACGTACTTCTGGATAATATGCGGTCAACTTGTCAAAATCGACAATCTCACGTTTGTTGAATTTGATTTCACGCAATTGTTGATTTTGGATTTTGTCGTATTCCTCGATTGGAATTGCAATTTTTCCATTAGCAGTTTGAAATTTAATCATCGGTTGTCTCCTTAGAAGTTTATTGACAATTTCGGTCAAATTTTAAGATTGAATCAGCTCGTCAGGATAATCTTGGAAGCGCAAATAATATTGCTCGCCGAATAATTTCCGTGCAATTACTGAGAGTGAATTAGCGGTGTCAGATTTGATAGGTGTGAGCGTATTTGCTCGTGCATCTTGCAGCAATGCAGACTTGCTCACATTTCCTGCATCATCGCCTAATCCAGCCAGCAACATCGGAAAATTAAAAACGGACGATAATATTTCGTCCTGATGTTCCCAAATGAATTGATAATCTGTAACTTTCGTAATCGGTGCGATTTGCTTCACATCTTTGTAAGTTTCGTCAAGCACCACGACATTTGAATCATCAACTTTATTTCGTTTGATGAGTTCCGCAACACGTTCACGCATTTTCTCAATCGCTGTATTCACGCTGTCTTTTACACGCTGTGCAACTGCTGAAATCATATTGACTTGCGGTGTATCTGTGAACAAGAACAAATCGCCATAATCTCGTTTTGTCGTGCTGTCATAAATCTTGCGATTGATTTCAAGCAAAATCTGAAGTTGTTTGAGATCTGAATTCAAAACGTATTCGTCAGATTTGAACTTAATCATATTTGACGGAAAAATAATGTAACCTGTATCTTGCTTGATGAAGCCGTTTGAATCAACTTGCAACACATCAGGAACTTCACACGTTCCAACCGTGTAATACTGGATTGCATCAATAATCGGATTGGTTTCGTCAGCGCTGTAAGCTTCAACTTCATCTTTGGTCAACGCATAAACATTGATATTGTCAAAAAACAAATAAGATTCGCCAAAAATTTCTTTATGTTTAATGGCTTTCTTGATTTCGTACAAATTCGTATTGCCGTTTTCATTCGTCGCATACAGAAATTGATTGAACTGATTGGTCAAATCTGACTGAACATCTGAGTTGCTGGCGACTTCCAAATCCGTTCCGAAAATTGAATTGATTTTCTCATTCAAAACGTAATTGAATTTTGGAATTTCACGAAATAATCGTTCAAATCCATCAATTTTTGTGCCAGCCATTGCCATTTCAAGAATGTAGTTTTCACACTCGCCATGACAACCGTTCTTTTGACAGTATTCACAAGGCTTATTTGCCATTGATTTCTCCTTTCATTTGGAATAAGTTCGTGACAGGATTTGAACCTGCGATAGATACTAACTTAGTTCAGAGATTGATCGGAATCGAACCGATGATGTCAGATTTGCAGTCTGATGTCTTAGCCTCTTGACGACAACCTCAAACGATTTTTAACAGTAGTTCTGGAACAATTAAAATGTTTAGCAATATCATTTTTTGACCAACCTTTTTCAAATAATAACCTGCAATCATCTTCTGAGATATTAAGTTTATTTTTCGGTGTACGTCCAAATGTTTTAGTATTTGGATTATTTTGATTTACTTTTGAAGTTACACGTCTAAGATTAGAAAAATGATTATTTAGTTTGTTTCCGTCTATATGGTCAATTTCAAGACCATCTTTTGTTGAAAACGATTCGACATTAACATAATATGAAATATGATGTGCACTGAACTGTTTAACTTTCCCATTGATAGAAACACGATACATTTTATAGCCCTTACTATTGATATAAAATCTCAATTTGCGCTGTTTATTGAACTTAAATGAATATAAATTTCCGTTCTCATCAGCAAAGTAATCATCTATGAATTTTTTCATAGTTTTCCTCCTAAGTTAAATATTTGCCTTACCCCTTGGCTACACGAACAATAAGGAGACAACCGAAGCTGTCTGCGGTCTTTCCCTGCCGTCAATCAAAGTAAACACATTTCAAGCTTAAGTTTAACGACGATTGCTCTTATGGTCGTAGGGAGTTGACAGGATTTGAACCTGCTTCTGTAAGCGGAATAGAAAAAGATTTTATGGATTATTCTTTGTAAATTGAAAAGCACGCACGCTATCACTTACCGCATTGCCCGATAATGCTACAACCCCATGAAATCGCCTAACCCAAAGGACGATTACGCTTGTGTACCTGCAAGCCTTTTTCTGGACTATTTCGCAGACCTCACATGGTCATTGAAATTGATACCAAAGGAAGTGAAAAGCCGTCAAATTTGACAGAAAATAAGTACATAAAAACGCCGAACTCAATCGACGTTTATCATGAAATATAAAATCAGACAAGAGAAAAAATTAACAAATCGCTACCACGGCGAAGTGCAATGTGATATAGATTAGATTACGCAAAAATCTATAATACCATTATAGCATGACTTGTTAAACGTTTTCAGACATATTTCGGACAACCTTTTTACAAATTCCTGCCTTTCATATGATCGTCAAGAAATGCTTTCAATTCAATCAAATCTTCATCGGTTGCGTGTTTTCTGATGAATGTCTTTGCGCTGGACTTGTATCTAAGGTAAGTTGCACGTTCTTTGTTATTTTGTTGCCATTTTTTGGTTGCTTCATTTTGAGATTTGCTGTAAGCCATTTGTTAAACCGCCTTTCCGATAATGAACCCAATGACAAGCAAAGCGATTACAAGCCAACCATTGAGCGCATGAATTTCTTTCGTGCCATCGTCAAGTTTTTTAACTACCTCGACGATATTCCATTTTACTATTTTTTCAAGCATAATATGATTATGATATAATTGAAGCATACACAAAACAGAGTGAGCCTTTCGGCTTTCACTCATTTAATTTTGATTGAGATTGTGAAGATGAAGAAGTTAATTTTGACGGTTAATTCTTCAATTCGTAATCTCTTTTTTCTACGCTTCATATATCTCCTTTCATGTTAAGGTTTGAGCTATGTTGCTATCTCAACCTTACATATAATATTATACCCTAATATAAACTCTTTGTCAAGAATAAACTACGAAAAAAACCATCAAATTTGACGGTAATTTTAATGCGGTCTTTCCCAGCTGTCAAATTCAAGCGGTAACATTTTGGACATGTTTTTTAATCTCAATGCTATTGATTTGCTTTTAATTGCTCCCTGCGCTCCATAATCAACGCTGACAGCTCGTCTAAATCCTCTTCGGTTGATTTATTGCGAATGAAACTGCGAGCGCTTGAGCGACCTGACAAATAGTTCCTGCGCTCTTTATTCTTTTCAATCCATTTCTTGTCAGCTTCAGGATTGTAAACCGCCTGACGTTTTTTCTTTTCGGTCAAATTTGACACCTCATTTCGTCAAAATCATAATAAGATTGATGATTGCAATAACCAAAGAAATTGAACTGATGATGATTGTCGCAAACAAAATTTTTTCTATTTTTTCCATTGTTGTTTTTGCCATGATTTGATATAATCAAGGTACACAAACAGAGCAATGCTCTATTTGAGCATTACCTGCAATATGCTTATGATGTTTGCTATCAGTCCGATTATCGAACCTACCAAAGTGATAATCGCTGTCATCATGAGCATTTTTTCGTACCTACGATTTTGTCGCATACTTGACACCTTTCTTGTTAAGGTTTGAGTTTCACTGCTCGCTCAACCTTACCTATTCATTATAACATAGTCCGCTTACTATGTCAAATATAAACTACGAAATAACTAAAAAATCCTGTCAAATTTGACAGGTTATTTTCATCTCATCATGTAATCGTGAACTGCTTGAACAGCAAGCGCAAAACTATCCGCTTCATCAGGCGATTTGCCAATCCGTTGCTTGATGATGTCTTTTGAAATGACTTGAATTTTCTTGCTGTCAACGATAAACTCTGTCGCATTCAGCTGATTTTCAAGTTCTGTATGGTCAATATATGAAACCACACGCTTTGCTTTGAGCTGGTCAGACACATTGACGTACATTTCAGCACGGCGATTGACTGCAAGCTGTGCTTTCCCTTTGGCACGGTCTGATGTCTTGCTACCAAAATTTACAGCTTTTGTGGCGATTTCAGGCGCATTGATAATTAGATAATCAATGATGTGCTGACCTTGCATAGGGTCAATATAAACCGCATTTGTATTGACTGAGCGTGCAAAGTTCATGATGTCATTCCCAATAATTTGACTGGTGTATCCGTCCACCCAAACATCGTCAAATTTGGTAAAGCTAATCAACTTGATTTCACTCGTCGCTTTGTTGAATGCAACGACACAGGCTACCGTGCTATCTTTACCTTTTGTCGCCGAATCAATTCCCATGAAGATATAATCATCGTCGGTCAACTGTAATTCGCTGTCGGCTTCAAGAATTGACGGAAAATCACTTTCAACATCTTTTGGCACAATTCCGAGATAATTCCATGAATACCATGACGGGTCTAAATCTTTTGTCCGTTCGATTCGGTCAATCAATTGCTGCGGTAGCAACTTCTTGTCTGTGTCGTCGTCAAGATATGTGGTGTGAATTTCTTTCGCATTAAGCTTTTTGAGATAATTGAATACCCAATGATGCCGTGAACGTGGCGGATTGAACGAGTAAACCGTTTTGATACGTTCGCCTTTGATATTATGACGCATGAATGTATCCAGCGTTGGCTCTACCGATTCTTGACTGTCAAACTGGTCAAATTCTTCAAACCAAATCCACGAAATGTTGTCAATCGCATTTGCCTTTTTACCTTGCTGTTTATTCAAGCCATAAAATTTGATGACTGAACCTGTTGCGGTCAATTCGATTTCAAACGGACTGACTTTGAATGTGAATTTTGACGATAAACCCAAATCATCTATCACGCTCTCAAACTGCTTAAAAACGCCATCACGGATTTCTTCACGCTTCTGCATGAATATGACTGCGTTTGATTGTAAACCTTTGCCAGCGTGCTGTAAAACGTCCACAATGATTGCCAAGCAAATATCATATGATTTGAATGATGAACGTCCGCCTGACAAGACAAATGTATCAATCTCATTTCGTCCAGCGATACGGTCAAATAAGATTTTGTGTTTGCTGATTACGTCTTTTGAGCTATTAAATTCAATCATAGAATTAAGTTTATCTGTAAATCATCGCCATTTTTACCAGTGATTTCAGTTTCTTGTTTATCTCGCCAAACTTTCGGCTTGCGGTTTTTCAGCCAAAATTGTTGCGCTTGAAAATTACCATTTTTTGCACTCTCAAAAAGTGCGTTTTCAATCTCAAAATCAGAAATTTCTTTGCCTGCTGATATGGTGTCCGATATGTCCGAAATCTCATTTTTCCATTTTGCTAAAGTTGACCGTGAAATACCCATGTTATTTGCAATTTGTTCATCTGTCAAACCCTCACGAGCCCAACCTCGTAATAGAATTTGACCATCTTTTGTCAACCAATATTCATGCTTTGATTTTGCCATAATTCGCTCCTTTCTGCGTATAATAAAATGACATTAGGAGTAATGCCATTTTACGGAGTTTGAAAATTAAAATCAGTGTAATTTAACGTGTAAAAAACATTACAGCTTTAGAGATAATAGGAAAATTTGAGAAACCTATTGAATATCTTCTATACGTTGATTATACGCTAAAATCGTGAGATTAAACGGAAATCATTCGGACATTATAATATCCAATCATTCAAATCTACAAATACCATCGAAATAAAAGATTTGTTTTTATCACAATTCATTTGATAATCATCACTATCTTTGAATGGATTGTTTACATTTAGATCCAAATCGTTAATATTACTTGCGCTTGGTAATTTATCTCCCTGCTCGATATAAATACTTGACACTGAACCGAGCCAATCACTCGCCATATATAACGCATCGTTAATATCATTCCCCTGCGTTCCGTTTACGTCAAAATCTGGAAAATGAATGAAATAATATGAATCATTTTTATCAAAATAGAATAGCGCTGGATAGGCAATAATCTTCATGTCATTTTCAAAATATTTCAAATCAACTCTTCGCCCTCTAATCAAATTCACTAAATCATTCAAATCTTCTTTTTCTGCATGATTTTTGATGAAATTTTTTGCTGTCGAACGTTTTGCCAAATAATTTGTTCGCGCTTTATTTTTCTTGCGATATTCGTCTGTAGCTCGCTTCTGAGCATCAGTATATTCTTTACCCATATTATTTACCTCTCGTCAAATTTGACCATGTCTGATAGCTTACAATTGCGCTGAGGACAGTCCACAGCAAATACCAAATATTGAAATGTAAAATTGCCATTGCGCCCCACGATATGAAACTGATGATTGCCAAAACAATCACGATAATCTGTAAAATTTTTTTCATTTTATTTTGCCTTATGCTATAATGAAAGTACCAAAAACAAAGGTTCAGACTTTCGTCTTACCTTTGATTAGAGCATTGAGATAATTTTGATAAGTCCTGCGGTTAGCGTTGCAATCTCTAACACCAGCTTGACAATTTCAAGGTTTTCTTTAAGCTCTTTTTTGTTGAACTTCATAAGGCGCTCCTTTCTTTACCTTATGTATATATTATAATATATAAAATTGATTTTGTCAAATATTTCCTACAAAAAAACTCATCAAATTTGATGAGTTGGTAAAAAATAATTTCAGCACAGAACAGCACAGCACAACACAACATAACATAACTTTTTCATATTATCAAAAACACTTCCGTAGAATTGGATCTACAGTTAGTTTAGTGAGGATACTGGTCGCTCATAAAACTATTATAAAATAAAAAAACTGTCCAAAACAGACATATTTAGGACATGATTTTCAGTAAATATCTCGTCTATGACCTGCTTCAAGTGCAAGGACAATCATTTCTCCATCGTTAATATTTACGATGACACGATAATCACCAATTCGGTATCGCCATTGACCAGCACGATTTGCTGTCAAACCTTTTCCTTTCGCTCTTGGATTTTTCCCATCTTTGACAACGTTTTCTAAATATTTACGAATTTGACGTTGCGTAAATTTGTCAAATTTTTTCATTTGCTTGATAAACTTTGGTGTTGGTACAAGTTTATATGATTCTAATTTTTCCACTAATCAAACTCCAGTTCATCGACCATATCATCCCATGTCATGACTTTTCCACCACCTGAAAGATATTCTTCATATTCAGCAAGTGCCATATCTGCAACACGTGCATCATATTCATCTTCAAGTGTTGAAAATGTTTTTGAACGGATCAATTCAGACATTGACATCCCTTCGAATTTTGCCATTGCTTGCAAGAAATTTTTGTCTTGTTCTGGTAATTTCAGTGTAATTACAGCCATTTTTCTATCCTCCATTTACAGTAATACTTTTGTATTACCATTATATCATGAACAAAAAAAGCTGTCAAATTTGACAACTTTCTTACACATACGGATAAATCATATCTTTGAAATTATTGTATCGCCTGCGACAGGTTCGTTCATCCATATAAAGCTCACTTGCGATTTGATACCAATGCAATTCATCACAATATTTCATGTCAATAATTTTTCGATTTTCTTCACTTTCACATGACCAGAACATTTGAAGAATTTCGATTTTGTTTTTCATATCCAAAACGATTTTATCAAATTCGATTTCTTCTTTTTTGATTGTTGCGACTTCTGGCGGTGCTGTAATTTTTGATGATTTTCCACCTTCTGAGCTTTCAGGCGGACAATATCTCATCAACCATTTTTTGCGTGCGTTTAGCTCAATTTCCAATCTTCCAGTAACAAATTTTTTGATTAGTCTATCTACACGATCCACATTAAATTTCCTCCGATTTTTGGTATAATAGAACTAATATAACTGTTTGTCTAATTCATCGAATCCGTCAAATTTGATGAATTTTTTTTACTTTAATTTTCCATTCCTAACCATATACGTAACATATTCGACTGGTTCATTCAATTTGTGAGCCATTTTTTTAATATTTCCTGAATTCATCATTTTTTCGATTGAATTACGCTTTTGATTTTCAGCATTCAAAGCAATTTCATAATCTTTATTAAATGGTCTTTCTCTCTTTTTACGCAAAATAGCATTTAATTGACTGTATTTACTCATTATATCCCCTTATTTTTGTCAGATTTGACAAGTTCGCTGTCAAGTTCATCACACAATTTCATCGTGTTTTCAATAACCCTTAATTCACGTAATTGTGAAATTTCCATTTTTACCTCGTGCCAGCAACTCTGATTTTTAAGTTTTATATTCGTATTTGTCAAATTTAAGCCGTTTTTAGCTCGTTTAATCATCAGAAGACTTATTTATTAAACATCAAATTTGACGTGTTTTTGTGCCAAATTTAGCTATTGTGATTTAATTTCTGTCATTTCAAATTCAATGCGTGGTTTTAAGCTGTATCGTTTGACCGCATGAATTTCTGCGACTTGACCATCATCACTGAATGCTAATCCATTCAAACTATCAAGCAATGCTTTGACGTAATTATCAATGTCAGGCTTTTTGGGAACTGGCAATGTTTCATTTTCCAGCGCATCAGCATTTTTCTTTGTTTGCAAATATTTCGGTGCGTTCACGTAAAATGTAACGTCAAATTTGACAGTTTCTCCGTCAAAAAACAACTCATCTTTCGTGTACCACGTCCCTTTGTTGAACATATACCGCACGTCTTTTTTCCATGCGGTCATTTCCTTATCCTCGTAAGTCTGGACAAATCCACCACGTGTGTTAAATCGTGGTCGGCTTTGAGGCTTTGGTTCAATATTCAGAATGTACATACTCAAATCCCTTTCTTTTCGTGCGTAGCACGTGGACGTCCGTACGGTGTAAGCGTACGGACTTATGTCCGCACTTCGCCTACTTAATCGTCGTGCTTGCTATTTTCAAGCAAATACAGTAGAATTAGGATTAAGATTATATCGTTCATAGTGTATTTCTCCTTTCTACCGCCAGCCATGCACGCAT